GCGGTCAGTTTACGCTTACGCAGATTCGTTGTATCTGATATCAATGTTTGATGACGACAAAGCCCCCGGGGATTTCCCAATCGTCAGTTCCTGAATATCGTAATAGCGTGCATTCCCGCCACTCACCACGCCAAGATTGGCCGGTGAGTAAATGCGACTTAAAAGGACTGAATCACCAATCGTCAGACTATTGATATAGTCGGAAATAGCCTGCTGGATCTGCTGCCCTATCTGTGAGGTATAACCCGTAAAAACTTTTAATTTAATCCGGGCATAAACAGGTACATCACTGGAACGCGAGAATTTGATTACATGGGGATTGCCGTATTTATCCGGAACCGTAACGGATGTTGTACCGTGAGTGGCTGTCCCCTGACCTTTATTCCCTCTGATAGCCTGAGCAATATCCGTCACATCACCGCCATCCACAATTACAGCAACAGAGTGTGGTGGTAACCCGTTACCGTCCTCCGAACCAGTATCGTTTTCATAGAGTTTGTGGCGGGTTACACCGGTAACATTAGAAACAGCACCATCCAGTGCTTCAAATGGGGTTATTGATGGCAATGCAACACTTTGCGACTGGCGGATACGTAACTCCGCATCAGTTTCTGCCGGAGTGCCCACAGTAGCCGCAGCAGGATTGGTTACCGAAACCCAGCCACGGGTTGGCGTATTAATTTCAGTGATAGTTCCATCCAGCGCCGCCACTGCACCACTGACAGAACATGTTGCGGTCGCCATCACTGTACCATCCACGCCGACCACCACTGAAGCAGGCAAACGCCATATCACATTATTACTGTCTTTCACGCTGCCATTAATGATGGTTGTTCCGGCAGTTCCTGTAAGAAGCAAATCAACCGTAGAGTTCGTCGCACCTTTACGTGAAATACCATTTATTTTCACGTTGCTGGTCAGTGCAGCCCCATAGCCGGTTGCCGGTGAAAAACAGTTGTAGACAGTTATCGCCATATTATTGGCATCATGAATCGCCAGCGCTATCAGAGCCACCATCTGGCCGTCTTTGCTGTCCGGTTCGAGGTAGGCATCACTGCCATAAATCTGCTGAAAATAGCTAATCAGGGTGCTGAGTATCGTCTGATAATCAGGCGCACTGATCCCCTCTGCGGTTACCTTTGCAGATAAACCAAGAGAATCAAGGTTCAGAGCCATTACGCCTCCGATGTAACAGTCGTTATTCCATAAAGAGTGTCGATTTCAGCGGAAAACATGACACGTCGGGTCGTGGTATCCACCGTCGTATTGAAAGAGAGGATTGATTTAACGCCCCGCGTTTCGAGGATGCGCTTACGGATCGCCAGGTTGTAGGTTTCCGGCTTCTGCTTACCGAGTACGGACTGGATCCACGGAGTCCCCTCAGTGGTGTCGAGAAACCATTGCCCATACCACAATTCGAATCGCGTTTTTACCGCCTGCGCCACGGCCTCCGGTGAGTTAATCAGCCAGGTGTCATCACCGCTGCCAAAGGTGTAATCGCCAACGGCGTCTTCACGTCTGTATCGCATCAGTTAGGCGCTCCTGTGTTACCGCCGCCGGTCTGTACTCCGCCGTGCGTGTGCGTCATCAGGCTCTTACCACCAGCTTTTACATCGTTAGTCACCGTGACAGGGCCAAGCATCGTCGCGGTGCCGCCGCTTTCGCCCATCCCCTGAGAAAGATTCCCGTTTATTGTCACGTTGCCGTTTAGCGTGATGGTGGGTGATGTGATCGTGGTTCCTCCTTCTGCTGTCGCCGTCAGCGCGCCGGGGGTTTGAACCGTGATGTTATGGCCTGCGGCCACTTCCACAAACGCAGCGCCATCATCAGTACGCAGTTGCGCGGCGCTGGTGCTGATTCCGCTGATTTTCTGCGCCTGCGACTGGGGACCTACAATACAAAACGCATCCGATAAATCATGCATTCTGTCATCAACAGGCTCCTGTATTCCGCCGTTCTGCCACCAGAAATCAATACAACGATCGGCAAAAATCACCAAACATTCATCACCGGCTTTAACCGGGAACGTTAGCGTGCATCCTCCGCCGCGCGGGAATACCACTGGCACATCCACCAGCAGCGGGTAATTTTTGGTAACGCGATTGCCGTCGTTATCCGTTTCAACCGAACGGATAGAAGGCTGCACAACCGCCGTCACAGCGTCAGGATCGAATGACTGGACGATGCCAGGCAAAGCGACTCGGATCTGGTTCTTTGTTGTTTCCCGTTCAGATTTGAATGTTTCAGCAAGGTCGCCGCTGCGGGTCTGGTCAGATACTGCCATTTAGTAGGCTCCAGAAAGCAAAAAACCCGCCGGGTGGCGGGTTTATGAATCGTAGGTTTTCAATTTTTCGAGTTCATCAGGAGGAAGTTCTATGAAGGTTTCCTCTGCTAATTTTATCAGCCGGGGAAGCATCGAATCAGCTTGCTGATGAGCGTTTGGGCTGATGATTGCCAATATCTGATAGTGTTCATCGATATAAAGATGCTGAGCATATACCAAAAAATTATCACATGTCCGTTCACTCAGAGATGCTTCTGGAGGCCAGGGTTTATCGCCAGGTAGCTTTAAGTGAATTTTCCTGATGTTGGCAGCCATCGCATCATAGTTACGTTCAAAACCGCCTAACGAACCAAAACACCAGAACTGGGAACCCTTTGAAATATAATCGGCAAGCATTTGAGCATACTTATGTGCTGCAGCTAAATGACGCAATTCTCCCGTGATACTGACTTTTGCCATGTCACATCCATTTAGGGGCGTCGGCTCCCAGCATCTTATGCGATGTTGAGATCAGTTCAATCGCCTCTTCACGGGTAACATTATCTGACAAGAGTTCAGCCTGGAAAGGCTGCGATTGCCTAACTTCAGCGGCCAACTGAGTTGCAGTGTTCTCGACGGCGGTCAACGCACGAACATATTTGCGTTTTAATGGGCGCAACATTTGCAGATGGCCTTGCCACATAGGGGACCTTTCCGCTTCAGAGAACATATCCACTAAATGTCCTTTAGCATTTCGGCATGCCTTGGCAAGACCTTCGAGATGGGATAAAAACCCTTCCGGAAGCTCATCAACAATGATTCTTCCATTTCGAAAAGCTTCGAGATGAGACATGCCTTCCTTCGCGGTATTTTCGATTTCTTGAGCGCGTGCAGCAATCGCGGTACAACGACGAAATGCCTCTTCAGCATCTAATCGTTGTGGCAGTTCACAAGCATTAGAGATCAGGGGTTTGAAAGCACCGTTAACAGCTTCCTGAACCTGATTCATTTGTTGTGTAATTGTTGCCAGCGCAAATGCGTAGCTAATCGCCATACCCAATCCCTCTGTCGTTTTAAACGACTATACACCACTTATTCAAAGTTAGCTGAGCGCTAAAAGTTCGCAAAGTTTAGTGATCATGCAACCACCTAGCAAGCGATAAAAAATCATTATTTAGTGAATGTGAACAAACTCAACACTATGCAGAAATGTAACTTTTGGTTAACCAGAAACCTTTTTACACGGGAAAGAGCCGATGATTTTCGGCGCATCCATGCTGTTCTGCAGCAGTTGGACGTTCAGGAAGCGCGTTTCGGTACCCGGACGACGAATGTATTCAAAGCCGTAGTTGTTGCCGTCTTTGGCAGGCATTAGCCCCATATCAATCTTAATGCCATCAGCACCAAGATTTGTAATTTTCTGAGATGTGACGCGTTCACCGTTAATCATGTCCATTTCCCCCAACCTTGCAGTGATGGTGTAAGGTCCACAATAAGCGGTGTAACCGCTTGCAGATGCCCCAAATGACATAAAGGCAACAATTAAAATGGCTAAGGCTTTCACATTTACCCCCGGTTAAGCGAGTCCTGAGTGCGGAGATCCGCCGCGCCACGCGCTTCGCACATCATATCCATGTACCACGCCAGGCCCCTTGTATCGCCAGTGTACATAATCCCGCGCACAATATAAACGCCATCCGTTGCGATGCTGGCAGGCTGCGATGTGGTGCCGCTTAGCGTGATATTTCCATCCGTGTTCTGGTCGGTGATCTGACCACCAGCCATCGCAATATCGTTGTTCGACAAGGCGGTACGATACACGGAAGCCTGATCCAGCTGAATGAGTCCGTTAACCCGGATGTTCGGATTAATAAGCGCGCGGACGTTTACGCCGTTACCGATAGTCTGCTGCGGCATGCCAATAAGCCCGGTAGCGCTGTTGAGCACAATCGCTTCATGAACATATTCGTTATTCTCCACCATCTGGCGTTGACCGTCCACGAATTGCCATGTTGCGCCACATTGACCGGCTACGTTATCCATAAGATGCCGCGTCATGCCAAAGAGTACCCGCCCCCGGGGGAATACAGTAGCAGGCATTTCAGGCGTCAGGCCTTCGGTCGCGCCTTTGGCTTCGAAGTCTTTCATCAGCGCACGGTTCACATCAGCGACCGTGTAACCGGCAGCCAGCGTCTGTGAGGTTATACTGGTGGCAAAAGCCAGATCAGTATCTGCTGCCTGAATCAGGACGTAGGTATCAACCGGACTGTCTTTTCCTGTGACCGAGTAGCGAATTTCACCGCTGAAAATCAGTCCGTAGTTGCGGCCATCTCTCTGGCCCACGTCCGCCGCGTCAACTTCCCGCACGGTCCCTACGTCGCTTGCTGACACCTCTGGCGCGACACCGTCGTAACCGGCAATCAGACGCACTTTCGAAAATTCCTGCCCGGTGATTCGGTTCACAGTATCTGCCGAGAGGTTATAAATTTTGATAGTCCCTACCCGGGACGCGCTGCTGATGTTGAACCAGTCGATCGTAAAGGTGACTTTGAAATCACTTAGCTCAATTCCCTGACCGTTCCCGTCCACAAGCTGCAGCTCGAAATGTCTCATCCAGTTCTGTGACATGCTTACTCCGTTGATACCAGTAAATGACTGAGGCCGCCCAGATCAGTTTTCGTGGGATAATCCTGTGTGTTGTCATCGCAGACCACCACCAGCTTAAAACCAAGTCCCATACAGGCGTACTGCGCCAGCAGATCAGCGCCAGTGACGAGAGGAATACCGGAGATTACCGGCTCCCCTCTGTCGTTCTGCAGGTCCATAATCCAGTAAGGATCGCGCCATATGATGCTAATCTGCCAAGTGACACCACCCAAGACGATGCTGAACTGCTGGTTGTCCGCTGTCAGCGGAATTTCCTGAATTGTCATTAGCCGCCTCCCAGTAATGACGCCACGTTACCCGTGATGCTTTTCAGCAGTGAAGTATCTGGAGGCTTTGTGGTTTTGTTGCCGCTATTCTGTACCGCCGACGTGCTGGCCCCTTCCTTCATGTTGGTTTTATCCGCGACGGTAATCTGCTGCGTCCGGGAGATAAGGACCTCCCTCAGGGTGAGGACGGCGGACAGGACGTTTTCGGTTGTCTTGTCCGTCGTCACTTCCAGCGCCCGGATCAACATGTTGCTGTACAGTCGTTTACCGGTTACCACATCGAAGGGGATACGGCTTTCCTGCAGATCCAGTAGCTCCTGATACGTCTGCTGAGGACTCAGGCCGAGCAGGCTGGTAGCCGTCAGATTACTGGCAAAAGCCAGCAATGCGCCGCCACCGGCGAAACCAACCTCCATCACCACTTCTGACGGTTTTTTATAGGCATGATCAGCGACAGCGGCCCCGACCTCTACCGGATGCTCTGTTATTTCAAGCATATCTGTATGCTTCTCTGAAATAACAACACTGGGAACAATCATTCCTATTTTTCTGCTCTGCTGATGAAAAAGTGTAGAGAGAATATCCACTAACCCACCCTCACCTGATTACTTCGCATGACCTGAGCATTTGCAGACTGTTGCCGACGTGCAACCTCATTACCGACAGCGTGCGGATCTCCGCCACCGTAAATGTGGTAAGTATTTTGCTGGTTAACCTCTGTCATTTTGCCACTAATTCCCGCCACGGCAGCCTTATTAATCAGCTCTCGAGAATAGATATTTCTTCCATTTTCATGCTGGATAATGCTGCTCATCAATGCTGACATGGTTTGCGGATCGCTCATATTCAGGGCAGCCCGGGGATCCACTCCCAGTCGTTGCGATACAGCCCTGATATACGCAGTTGTGTTGTTATTATCAGACGCAGGTGCCCAGGTAGAGATAATTTTCTCCACACTGTTTATTCCCCGTCCGGCGTACAGCATTAACTGACGAGCAAGAGCCCGTAATCCATCAAAAGCAGTTTCAAATCTGGCAAATCGCCCGCCCGGGCGTTCAAGAGAAGCCCCTGCCTGACCAGCAAAATTAAGGTTTCCCGGATTGTTATTCCGTTCTCCTCGTTTCGTAGCCTGTGCATATTGTTCCGGCTCATCATCACCAAACCAGCCGCGTACCGTCCGGCCCACACTGCGGGGATCGAATCCCATAAGCGCTAACTT